GTTGCTTGCCATCTCGATGCTCGGTGCTTCGACAATCGCGCATGGCACGTTGATGTTGCGCGGATCGTTGAAAACCTTTAGCCCGGTAATCAAACCGAGGCGCGTTACGAGCTGGTCGTACCCTTCTTTGAACAGGTTGCTCATTACGCCACCTGCGGCTTACCGACTCCGAGTAGGCGAAGTATCTGGCCGTAGTTGCCTGTGACCGGGCCACCTGTAGCCAACGGATCGAAGCTGGCGAACGCCTCAGTGCTGCCGCGCTCGCGGTAAAGGATTGCCGCGTATTGCACGGTGCCGAGCTTGGCTGCGCCATCTGGCACGGTGCTGGGCGAATCCCAGTAGCCAGCCTCCTGGCGGCGACGGAAGCAGAAAGCGTTGGCTGCTGCAAGCGCCATGTTGGCAACATCGAGATCAGCGCTTGGATTGGTGAACGTGAAGCCGAGGTAATCCTCTAAATCAGCCAAGACAATCCATGTGCACGTAACCGAATAGGTCGCTGTGCCAGTGGCCGCAGCGCGCTCCAAATCGGCTGTGGTGAGCGCGAACAGCACCTGATTAGGAATGATGCGCGCATAGTCGTATTGGTAATCGCCCTGGGCGCTAACGCCCATGAAGTAATACTCAGGCAAAGCAAGAATTTTGTGGGTGGCGTTCCACCCGGTACCCACGCCAGCAATCGTGATGCTTTGACCGACCTCAAATTCAAGCGGCTCCAACAATTGAACGATGGCAACGTTTGAAACCACCTGTTTATGGGTGATTGTGTACGTCGCCACCGTTCAATGTTCCCTGGAGGAAGGAATCTGTTGGATCAGACGAATTTGACGAACTTGGTCGCATCAGCCATGAACGAGGCTGCATAGCCACGGAAGGCGATAGTGCGGCCGAGCGTCGCAGGCGTGTCGATGCTGATCGCGCCCTTCTGCTGTTCGTAGAACTCGAAGCCGGCGGCTGGGCCAGCGGCGTGACCCATGAAGGAGCCAGGCGCGTTCTTGTCGACAACGAGCACCAAGCCGAGTGGGTTGCCGTTCCAAGTGTTTGCGGCGGCAGCACCAGCGGCGTTTTGACCGCTGAGGTTCGGGGCGCCCACGAATGGGAACACCGGGCGACCTGCGTCATCAACCGAACTGGCAAGCGCAGCCCAGCTGCCTGGCGTCAGGAACAGATGCGTCGGCAGATAGTTGCTGTTCAACGAGATTTGGCGAGCGCCCTCGTAGATCGCGGCAACCCAGTCAGCACCAACAGCCGTGTCAGTGACCGTAGCGGTCTGCGTAATTGCGGCGTGGCAGGTGTCGACTGCGTAGTTGTCGGTCGCTTCGCCGTAGGCGATTGCGAGCTGGTTGAGCACGATTGCCAAGCTGTTTGGGTCGGTGAAGTCGATTGACTGCTCCGAGATGTTGACGTAAGTGCCGAACGTCAGCTTGCTGACGTTGTTGTTTGACACTTGCACATCCGAGCCGCTGAGCGTGTTGAGCTGACCGGTCGGCTGCTGGGCCACGACTGGGCGCACCGTGATGACCGGGCGACGGAACGTGGTGCCTGATTCCGGCATTGCGCGTGCGCCAATGGCGGTGACGAATGGTCGAATCGGGTTGAGCGAGTCGTAGACCGGCGCAACGATCGGCTCGGGGAGCAAGCCAGGCGTGTCGGACGTAATGACGTTCGGCGCAGTGGCCTTGATGCGAGCGTTGAATTCGGCAAACTCTGCGCCACCAACGGCGAACTTTGCCATGTATTCAGCGGCCGAAGGCAGCTTGAACGGCGCCTTGGGTTCTGCAAACAGCATTGTGGGGGCAGGAGCCGGCGCTTCGGTGACCTTTGCGGCGGTTGCTTCGACCTTGTCTGACATTGGTTGTGATTCCTCTCGCGGTGGTTGTGTCGCTGCAACATCTGTAATGGTAGCACCCTTGAAGGCTGGTTCAGTCACGAGGCTGAGCTCTACCCAATTGGCTTTGGCGATGACCATCGTGCCATCGTCGTCGTACCGGGCATCGATCACATCGACACCAACGCTGACCGAATCGATGGCTTCGTCTTTGATGAGCTCAAGCATGTCGCTGCCCTCTGATGTGGCGCTGATTCGAGCTGTGAACACCATGCCTTTTTCGCTGTCTACGCGGCCGGTGACGACGCCTACAGGCTGTGTCGAGTCATGGTACTTGAGCAGCTTTGGCTTTTTGCCAGTGATCGGGAGGCTGCCGCGCTCGAAACGTACTCGGGTGCCATCCGAAACGGTGGCCTCGACATTCCAGGGCACTGCGATGCCTGAAATGGTGCGTGGTGACTCGCCATCCTGGGCGAGAACGAAGGTGTCAGTTGCTGTTAGTCGAATCATCGTTGTCATCCTCGGTTTCGGTGGTAGGTGCCCGACCAGGTGCAGCGTTGTCCTGGTCGGGCTCCATCTGTGCTTCCTCCAAGTATGACTCTACGTCGAGATAAATGTAGCGGCCGCGTGGTGTCACGTTATTCATTGACAGGGTCTGCTCAATGCAATCAATAAATGGTTTGGCCCCGAATAGATAAAGGTCTTGGCGCGCCTGAAGGGCGTTCTGATAAGTCATGCCTGAACCTGACGGTGCGCCGACAAGGTACGGAGGAATGTTGGCGAGTCGCGCCATTTCAAGCGCCTGATAAGTGCGTGCTTCGGTCAACTGAAGTTTGCTTGGATCCATGTACGACTCTTTCCAGTCGACGTACTGGTTCAACGCGGCGATTGCGTTGTTGTTGCGAGCTTCAGCAAAGCCAGCTGCCAATTCGCTGAGCTCCTCGGCGCTCAGTGGCTCGCCTTCAGTTTGCTTTAGCACACCGGCTGGCGTTTGGTTGCGTGCGAAACGCTCGGCGCTGGTATCAAGGTTGACGTTGGTGCGAATTGCCCTGGCACCCATTGACAACAAGCCTTGAATCGGGCTGATGAATTGAATGACATCATTCGGGTTGAGATCGAGGCCATTAAACGTGACTTGCTTGCTCGGGCCCCACCACTGTGGGCCGCCCTGGTCACGAGTCTGCACGTCAGCAGCTGGAATCCATGTGAAACTCGCTGGGAATCCGTTACCGAATCGGCTGGTGACTACCCAAAATGCGCGGCCGTAGAAAATGAGATCGTCGGTAGTCCAGCTCATGATGAAGTTGCGCGTGACGTTTGGATCAGGTTGATGAAACCACGTGTCGTCTGGAAGCTCAATGTCCTCGTATTCGTCATCCATCCACTGCTTGCCGTACTGATGAATTTCTAGGCAGCCGATCATGCCGCAGATGAGATCGCGCGCACGAGAGATGGTTGGAATTTGAATGGCGGCCAGCCGGTCAAAGCCGGTGGTGTAGGTCATGAAGTTGCCGACCATGTTGTTGCCGGCGTAGCCGGTGGCGGCACCTACTTGGGCTTTGGAGTCGTTGGGGGTTGCGCGTTTGAGCGAGAAAACAGCCATCGTGCAGTCAGTCTAGGCGCTCGATGCAATCACAGGTCGGTTGACCATGGGTCGCGGCTTGCCACACATACCGACAGCCCACACCAAGCAGCGGGCTAATTCGATAGGGCCAGATGATTTGGTCGAGCTCAACGCAATGGCGCCAGGCGTCTTGACTGCGACCGCGCGGCCTACGTGCTCAGCCAGCATCGTTTCGCCAGTGTGCGCAACGCGGCCCTCATTGATGAGCGAGCGCACCATTGACGTGTGGCGGCAAATCTCTTGATAGCCGACCAGCACGCGACGACGCTGGAGATCAGTCGGGCAATTCGTGTCAAGCGTCGGAGTGATGGCGACAGTCAGCCCAGGATTCGATGCGAGCTGTTGACGGATGTTATCCCACACCTGCGTCACGGTTTCGCACATGAACGCGACAGTCGCAGTCAGCATCCCAGCACTGTTGCCGTTGCAACGGACCGCCACGTACCGGCCATCGTCGACTGCTACCTCGACTGCGAGCACGCCACCAGGCAGCGGCGGCAGCTTGGTGGCGCAGCCTTCCCATTTGCCTGGCGCAAGCCATGAGAGCTCTGATTGCACCCATAGGTTTACGCTAGAGCGGAGGAAGCCTGCGCGGTTGGGCGATTTGGCTTCTTGCTCAATGGTGCGTATGTCAAGCGTGTGACCGAGCGCCGGGTTGGAGTATTCCCAAGCACCAGGCGACATCGGGTCGGCGTCAGGTGGCGGCGAGTATTCAGCCAGGTAGATGCCAATGGCTTTGTGCTCATCAATCGCGCGAATGCCTTGCTCACGCCAACGCATCATCGCAATGCTGTCCTCAGTGCCAGCGGTTGACCACATCGAGCACAGCGGATTAGGTCTCGCACGTTGAGTCGGTAACAGTCCGATGTCGAGTGTCTCCGAATCGATACCGAACACTTCATCGGCAATAATCAGGTCAACAGACATACCGTGACCGCTAGAAGGCCGCGCTGCTTTGACGTGCCACACCGAATCGCCAATCTTGATGCTGTTACGGCCGTAAGCCCATGTCGCTTTGACATCAAACTTGGCTTCAAGGGTTGGCGCCAAATCCTGAAACAGCGCAGTCGCCAAATCGAGCCGGTGCGCAGTCGAAAGAATCGTTTGCGGCCCAGCCTCCAGGCTGTATTCCGTCAGCCACCATCCGAGCAACGCTTTGAGCGCAACGGTTTTACCGTTCTGGCGCGCAACGCTGACAAGTGACAGAGGGTTGCACCATCGACCGTCTGCGTCAACGCTGAGCTGACCGTCGAGAACGTGGCGCTGCCAGGGCATGAGCTCCACACCGAGAATCCTCCGAGCCCACTCTGCAACGTTTGGCCCATACGAGCCGGCCGCATCCTGCACGATCGTTTCAATTCGCGGTTGGTCATGA